AGATCAATCCATCAATCTTTTTGTTTGGTGAACGTGTATCTTTTTCAAGTTTTATATTACCAGCTGGATCAGACTTAATCGATGCATTGCCAACCATCCAACGCAAAACCGGATTGTTGCCATGATTAAACTTTTTACTTTCAACCGCTGCCTGAAGTTCTTTGGTTGGTGCATTCATAGATTTAAAACCTTGTCTAAATTCAATCAAGTCAAATCCTTCTTCATATAGCTTTGGAGCAATGTGATGTGAGTTCCAATTATCATATGCAATGGATTGAATATCATAAAACTTGTTAAGTTGACCAAGTTTATATATTATAAAATCATAGTCAATTACATTCCCACTTGTTTCTTCAATGTAATCATCACGAACCCATTCACGATAATTAATATTTTTTTTATCAGCTGATTGTGTTCCTTTATCTTCAGGCAACCAGAACCAATTTTTAGAGTAATATTTTTCATCTATTTTCCAAACTAAACTAAATGCAGTGATGTCACTTCGTGATGATAAATCAAGTCCACCATAACAAGGATAATCACGCAACATCTCATCATCATAATCCCAATGTGATTTGGTCCATATCTCATCATTAATCCATCCATCTTTTGATTGTGTCCAAACATTTAGATAGTATCTTTTAAATGAGTTCAAACTTGCTGCACTCACCATTGCTTTATTTGCTTCCTTTTCATATGCACGTTTGCCAATTGATATGTTGTAGTTTGGATTTGCTTTTTTCCAAGTTCGTTCATCAAATGGATCATCTTCTTTGTCTGCACCATAAACACAAACCAGTTGACTTTCATCTTCAATCAAACCTTTTGCAATGTCAATTGCTTGTTCATGCCTTTGGTATCCAATACCATATAAATCAGACCCAGCAGTTGTGATAATAAATGACAAAGGTTGTTTCCTTGCACCTTGTGATTTTTCAACCATTTCAAGAACTTCATTGTTTTTGTGAACGTGCAACTCATCAATGATTGCCAGTTGTGGATTTATACCATCTTCACCACCAGCTTCTTTTGACAATATTTGATAAGTTTTCAAACCACCAATGTGATCAGGTGCAGTGATTGAGTTTCTATATATATTGCACTTGGATTTTAATCTTGGTGATTTTTGTATTACTTGCTTTGTTGCATCAAACACTAAACCAGCTTGTTTTCTTCCCCATGCCACACCAACAATTTCAGAACCCCCCTCACGTTCTATGTCAATAAATACACACGCAATGGATGCAGCCAAAAATGATTTGCCTGATTTCTTTGGAATCTCAATGTATGCACTTGTGTATTTTCGAAGTCCAGTTGTTTTGTGCTTCCAACCAAATAATGGTTTAATAATATCATCCTTTTGCCATTGCTCCAAAATAAATGGCTCACCAGCCTTGTCACCTTTTACGTGCTTAACATTTTCTTCAATGTATTGGACCACAATGTTTGCAGTCCTTTCATCAAAGTAATATTTATTAAGGTCGATATTTTTAAAGTTTGTTTTAAATGCCATAAGGACATTTGCCTGAAAAAATCTTACTAAATTCGTGTTTGCAACAATTAAATGTTGTGTCTGAATCATCAAGATAATGACCAACAATCATATCGTTTGAAATTATATCGATAACAGCTTTTGTGTTTTCTGCCTTTGATGTAATTAATGGTTTGTGATACTTTTTTAAATAATAAATTTTGTTTTTTTTCATGTTATATTCCTTCACTATAAATGTCCTTATCTTCTTCAGGTTTTTGTTGTAGTTGGATTCTTGTTCTTGCACTTGGACTGAATCCAAACTCTTGTGACAATCTTAAAAAGTCCTTTCTTAATTTATTCAGTTCCATGTATAATGGATCAATTTTTTTAGCACCTTTGTCATCAATATAAAACCTTCCCTTTGTATTTTCTTTTAACCATTCCAATTCACTATACACATAACAATACTCTTTGAACAAAGTCAGGTCAATGAATGATATATAACCATACAATTTTTGTGACTGCATCAGTTGTTGTGTCCACATTTTTTTTGCAACATCATTCAAATCTTCAGGTGGTGATGGAACTTCGTTGTGAACCCAGTCTAAAGATTTTGCATCTGCAATTGGATCGTTTGCACGTGTCACGTTTATTGTGCCTTTTGCCTTTAGCACTGCAATTGGTTGTGGTGTTGGTCCTTTCCTACCCATCCCCTAACTTGTAATTGTGTACGTTTTCCTGCACACACGTATGTAGTACAGAATGCTTTGGATTTCAAACCCCCCTATCCCTATTAAATTATTCATGAAAATGTCTATGTTCATCATCTGTAAATTCTTTTCCATACTTATTATAAACACTACAATCACCAATTATAAATGCATCTTCAAATGGAAAGTATTGAATCAGCAATTCACAAAACTTTTTATCAGGTAAATGGAAACCATAACGTGATGAATAAAGTTCTTCCGCTGGTTTGTTTATCATCTTACCAAGAAACAATGGTAACACGTTATGTGTGGCAATCTCTTGGATTGCATAAAGGTCGTCAGCATCTAATAAGTCCACATCAAAGTATGGTTCGTTATACTCATAGAATCCATCTACAATTTGATTTACTTTCATATCTTATTTATTAATCATTGCAAGTAACAATGCATAGTTAGCAAGGTCCATGATTGAATCATTAATTGATTCATTCTTTGGTTTGTCTTTACTATTAAGTAATACACCAAGCCTTGCAACCTTTGTTGCTATCAGGTTAAGACAATTAAGTTGTGCATTGCCACCAGCAATCAGACCAGCCATCTTAAAGTTTGACAACCTATCTGCATTGGCATAATCATCACCCTTGTTTAGTAGTACATCACGCATCTTATTAATGTACTCATCAAAAAATATTTGTTGTTCTTCTTTTGTCATATCACTACAAAATTAATAAATTATTTTATCATCCTTCAAACACATGGCTTCAAAGCCCATTTCACGCAGTTGGTCAATCCTATATCGTTGCAATGGCTTCAATGTATCAGAACCAGTTTTGCATTCAATAAACACAACCTTACTATCCTTTAAACACATAAGGTCAGGGAAACCATTTTCACTCAATCTAATAATGTTTAACACCATATAACCTTTGTCTTTATATTCCTTTATTACTTTAGATTGGTAGTTCATTAGTCTATATTACAAAAACATTCAAACGATGGATCATCATCAAACAATCCTTGTTGTGCTTGACTTCGTTCTTTTAATTGTTTATACGTTATTTCTTTTTTAAATTGATTGTTGTTTTCTTTATCAATCCACCAATCAAACAAATCAGGTCTTTCTTTTGCAATGATTGCAAGTTTACCTTTACCTTTTAAAAAACAAGCATCACAATTTCCATATGGTTCGTTTACATTTAGATTAAAATCTTGATTGTCCCACCATTTCAACACATCATCCTTTATTGTTTTCCATTTAACAAGCGGATGTTCTATTTCCATGTATTGTGGTAATTTAGATGTTTTATCCCATCTTCTTGGTTCATCATATCTTATACCCACATAATGATTCCATTCTTTTATTGCATTACCTTTTGCCCATCTTTTAAGTGTATTAATCTTCATTTCCTTTGTACAGAACCTCATCATTGTGTTTGGTAACACACCTTTGTTCCAAGCAATCAACTCATCAAATGGTCTGCCATTACGTGATGCAGTTTCATATGTAACAACTTCAAAATTGTTTCCATATCTATATTCAAGCCATACAATATTAAGATTCCAACGATTATCACACTGATTAATAAAATCTAATGTTTCAGGCATTTCTTTGCCAGTGTTTTGAAACGCAACAATGTAGTCAGTTAAACCTTCATCAATTAAACGCTTTGTCATGTAAGCCGATGTTCTACCACCGCTGAAGTTTATTATATTCATAAATAATCCCTTTTAAACATTCTTAATGTGTAGTCCTTTTTATTAGTCACACTCTTATAAATTTTTGATTCTATACCTTTTCGAGCAAATACCCAATACACATCATTTGATTGTCTTTCCATTGTTGTCATCCTATCCTTTGACTGGAAGTAACTGATTGCACTGAAATCAATATTATAATACACCAACGCATCTGCTTCACGCAATGATATGCCCTCACGCCCTGATATGATCTGAAGTGCTATGTTCTTATCACTACCATTAAACTCATCCAATGTAGTGCATAGTGTATCACCAAACACTTGTTTAAGAATATCCAATTCACCTTTAAACTTATAGAATAAACCAATCTTTTGACCTTTAAACTTATCACGTATGAATTCAGCTTTGGATGTGTCAAGTATCACAACACTACCATCTTCAAGAATACACGAACCACTGCACAATTGATGTATCTTGTTTTTCATCTTAACGGATGTATCTGCTATGATTGCTCCAGCACGACCAACAACAATCTTGTCCTTCTTCAGTGTGTTGATGATGTCATGTGTGCTTTGCTTTATATCACACCACAATATGTGTTCATTGACATTAGATTCGAATCCAGCTTCTGATTGTGTGTATGTTATAATGTGTTTATCAATATATGGTTTGATTTTATTATAGTCAGCATTTGAATAGTCTTTGACATTAGCATAACCAAAATTTCGTTCAGTAACATTCACAAACTCCTTTGCCCATTTATAAAAGTTTGGCCATTGTTTAAATGGTGAATGTATGCTCACCCAATATTGATGATACACTTGCGAATAGCTTTCCGCGTTTGGTGTACCTGATAAAAATATCATTGGTAATTTGGACCAACGTTGTTTGATTAGTTTGGTTGATTTGTTTGGTTTAGGAAACGAACCATTTCGATGGTGTTCATCAGATACCAAAATATCAAAGTCACCATGTACTTTGTGCAGTGATTCGTTGTTTATTATTGTTATGTCAAAGTCAAACCGAAATTTATCATAATCATCTTGAATGCTGGTGATGGCTTTCTTTTTTGTAATGAATAAAACATTTGATGCACCAAGTTCTTCGCATATTGATAATGATGTAAGTGTTTTGCCAGTCCTAACTTCCATCTGCAAATAAAGCAAACGATGGTCTGCAATGATGTCAACACCACGCCTTACAATGTCCTTTTGATAATCTCTTAACTCCATTTAAAAAGGTAAATCATATTCAACCATAAACCAACGATCACCATTCGTATGACCTTCAGTGTATGTAGCACCAATGTAGTTTGCATACTTCTTAATCCAAATGTTGAATTTCTTTTGTGTTAACCATTTCTTATAATCTTGGTAATCATTGACAAACTGGTCAAACATATTTCTTTTGTTTAGTCTAACATTAAACAACTCAGTTCCATCATAATTGCACCACTCATAAAATTCTTGTGATGTTTCTGATATAAACTTACGCAACTTGATATTCTTGGCGTTTGTTTGTTTTATTAGTTTGTGTGTGAAGTATAATTGAATGCACTTAACCATGTAATTGTCAAATCGTGAATACTCATCCTCATCCCAATCATCAAATAATGTACGACCGAAATCATCGTAAGGAGTTAAATCACTATTATAGTATTGAGCCACCTCAACTTCATGCCTTCGCCTATCATGACTATTCCCTTCACCTTTGATTGCATAGTTAGTTGATATTAACATCTTTGGTGATTCCTCAACACCCAGCTTGATTGCATCCTTTCCTTTGCGTTCCAATGTTATTCCTTCAGTCACTAAACTAAACTTTGATTCAAAATCAAAATTCTTTTTTACATCATCAAAAACAAGTATTTGTGTATCTTGACTTATTGTTTGATATGGAAACGATTTCTTATCATCAAATGACTTTCCATCTAATATGCCAACACGCCTGATTTCTTTTAATCCTTGAACAAATAAACCTTTTCCGGTTCCCCCTTCAGGATTGTCACTAATTACCTCATCATTTAGTATGATAGCTTTGTTGTCAATTTTATTTTTATAAGTATGTAATAAATAACCAATTGTACATTCAATAGATAATGGTTCACCACTGGATATGTTATTTATAAACTTTTGATAATCGTTGTCAATCTTATCATTTTCATTAAAGTCACGATCAATGATTTGGTTCTTCCATATATACCCATTTACATTGACATACTCATTTAAAAATACTTTGTCCTTTGTTACTTCTAAAATTCCATTCCTGAATGCAATAAATGATTTGTGTTGTGTATCATTCAACATCATCAGGTCAATTGTTTCAAGTATTGTCAGAAACGAATCAGTGAATAGGTTTTGATAAGTTGCCACATATGAATAAACATCTATTTCATTATTGTCCAATAGATAAGACAAAACAAAGTCCTTTATTATTTCAGTTGATGTTTCAGATACAATGTTTGACTGTATTTTAACAAACGATGGTTTAAGACTATCAGCAAAGAAGAACTTTTTAAATCCATTGCGTTCTAAAAATAGTTTATACTTTAATGGATCAATCTTAATGTTCTGCTTCTTATCATAATACCAAAAATCATCATGCTCTGATTCATGAGATATTTGTTCATATACTTCACCATTAATGTTGTGCAGTTCCTGAACTTTTTCCTTTCCATACTTTAAATCCTTTTTAATAGAATCTATTTTAGACCAATCTTCAAAATACTTGCAACCAAATTGTCTGATTCGATATGCACTTTTGATTGTGTTCTTTGTTTCATCTTCTGAAAACTCACCAACAACCACATTGTTTAGAATGTAATTAACTGCATTTATTTCCTGAACACCATACTCACAAAATGCACTGGCAATGTCCAAGATAAAATTATTACGTTCACCTTCGATGAAATCCTTTTGCCAATTAAACTTCATTATCAATTCAATCTTCTTAAAGTCATCATTGATTGGAATGGTTGGAATCTTTTCAGCAATTAGAAAACCATCATCAACCAGTTTTGGATTGTATTGTATAGCTTCATAATTAATGTAAATATTTGGATCGTATGATTCAAAACAAACTCGGTCAACGTTGCAAGTAGCACCATCAAAATAGTCATAAAGATGATCCTTGTTAAACTGCTTAAAATATTGTTCATGTTCTTTTGCATTACATTTTGGTATTGAAACAATGGCTTTGTATCCATTTCGTGATGGTGACATAAAAACCGAAACAATATGTTTGTTTTGCTTCAGCTGGTCAAACATCATATCCATCTTATTATTTGGTATCTTATCAAAGTCCAGCACCATTAAACCACTGTGTTCTTTTAATCCTGACTTTTTACGTTGTGTAAATACACCACCAAAGATGATACAAGGTAATTGATTTTTTAATTTGGAACGTGCATCACCTTCCAATGTCATCATCTTATCAATGATGTGTTTTGACTTTCCTTCTCTTATTCTTTTTAGTGATTGGTCAAGTTGGACATCATAGGGGACATCCGATGATTTGAAAAGTGATTTAAAGATTGAAATCTTTGTGTTTTTTATCATATTGTGATTGCAAATTTATAATTTTTATTTTTAGATTAAAAAAACAAATCCTATGTGTCCGCGTAAAACGCTGATTATCATATAGTTTAACGATTTAGGACACATTTTTTTCTCAAGTGACCCCCCCCCCTTAAAATGATTTTGATTTTTGTGGGGGAGCAATAAGGGAAAAAATCTCAAAACGCGTCCTAATTAATAAAATGGTTAATTGCTTTGTCTATTGAACCATATGATTCCAAAACTTGCCACCCTAAATTTTCAATGTGCTTCTTTGAATAATGATCATAAGTTTCCAATCCTATTGATTGCAAATAAAAATGTCCAAGGTCTTCGATTGTGTATTGCATAATGTTATATATTAAAAAACCCCTCACCATATGATGAAGGGTTTGTTGTTTTTTATTTTTGTATAATATAATGTCCTTCTTTTTCTCCTTTTAAAACATCTTGAATTGAATGCCATTTCATTTCAACTACTTTTAAAAAATTAGTTTTTTCAACATTTAGTTTAAAGTATATTAATTCTCCAGCTTTGTTTCCGTCAATTGTGATTGTTAAATTTATCATTTTGTTATTGTTTTTTTTATTATGATACAAATATAGTATAAAATATTAATACAATGCAAGTTTTATTTTATTTTTTTTATTGTAAAATATTTTAATACATTTGCAGTTCAATATAACAACATGAAAAAAAATATTATTATCTACTTCGCAACATACCTACCGTTCAGCTTGGTATTGTTTGCACTTAATTATTCAGTCATTGCAACTATTATGTTTGTAATTGGCATTGTTTCACTTTTAGAATATTACAGTCATGACAGAATATGAAAAATCACAACTTCGTTTATTAGTTTATGATAAACTTGATGAACTACAAAAAATGCACGTTGATTATTATAATGATGACGAAGAACATTATTCACCAGCTTTAAGAATAGAATCAAAAATCAGAGAATATCAAACCATATTGGAAAAACTTAAATGAAATTTCAAAACACAATATCAAACGAACTTAAAGATATTTTGAAGTGTTGCACAACTGTTCCTGAACGAATAAAGATCGCAGAGAAACACAACATATCAATCCACACACTTAACAGTGTATTGGAAGGTAAACGAAATATCACATATAACAATCACGATGCAATACTTGAACTACTTGCTCAAGCAATAAGCAATGCAAAGTCATTTCATATGTCATTGATTGATTATTTTCACGAAACAAAATACATTAAATTTATATAAACATGGCAATTTTAGCAACAACAAACCAAACAAAGAAAAGCATTGAAATCATTCCTGCAGGTTCATATCCAGCAAGATGTTATTCAATGATCCACATTGGCACTATTGAAGAAACATTCAATGGTGAAACCAAAGAACGAAACAAAGTACGCATCACTTGGGAACTACCAACTGAAACAATGACATTTAATGAAGAACGTGGTGAACAACCTCGTGTGATTGCAAAGGAGTTCACACTATCCCTACACGAAAAATCAACCCTTCGAGCATTCTTGGAATCTTGGCGAGGTAAATCATTTACAGACAAAGAAGCAAATTCATTTGATGTGACCAATTTACTTGGTGTGCCTTGTCTTTTATCAATCACACACAAAACATCAGGCAATGGCAAAACATATGCAAACATTGCAAGTGTTTCAATGCTTCCAAAAGGTATGGATTGTCCTGATCAAGTCAATGAACGGCAAGAGTTTACCTATTCAGATTTTAAGCAAGAATTATTTGATTCCTTTCCTGACTTTATTAAGGAAAAAATAATGATGTCAAAAGAATACCAATCGTTAAATCAAGATAGCAATGAAAACCTCCCATTTTAACGATATAGCAAACAATGTAATTCAGGGGATGACCGATCCCCTGATTGCATATGCAGAACTTAAAGAATACAAACGTGATATTGACCAAGCAATCAAGGACATTGAACCAATTGCATTGGAGGAATCAGAGAAATACGGCAAATCCTTTGAACTGCATGGAATTAAATTTGAACGAAGAAATGGATCAACACGCTATGACTTTAAGCATATTGAACAATGGCAAATGATGCACCAAGAACTAAAGAACTTTGAAATGCAATCTAAACAAGCACTTGCAGCAATGAAGCATGGTGCAAATTATATTGATGAGAATGGTGAGCAAATCCCAGTTCCAAAAATAACTTACACAAAAGATTCACTTATAACAAAATGAAAAACATACACCCCTATTTAATACCAGCCTTTGATGTTTACGAAATCAACAAACAATTGTCTGACTACACAACACCTGATGCAATCAAATATCAGGTTGCAAAGTATTATTCAAAGAAATCAATTATCAAAGTGTTGTATGGTCAATTGACTGCAAACGATATGCAAGATATTATCTTGTCAAAGACTCGTAAACAAGAAATCATTCGACCACGTTACACAACTATTTATTTCTTGCGAAATATTTTAAACCTTAAACTTGCCACCATTGGCAAAATTATGGGCTTTCGTGACCACTCAACAATCATACACGCTTTAAAGACTTATGAAATTTGGTGTGAGTATGAAAAACCATTATTCGAAGATCACATTCAAATGTGTTCAATCTTTAAAGTACCAAACCGAATCCAGTTTTTAAGATGAACCCACTAATTAAACTATACTTGCTTTCACTTGAGATGATTCCATTGTTGGATGATGTTGAAATACAAGGTGTGAAAGTTCAACGTGACATCAAACGTGTGTCACGTACGCTTGAAACCTTTGTTGTGGATGCTTGTGAATTACTTGACAAGCAAGATGCCAAGAATGAAATCCATGATAAACTGGTGACTAACTTTGGTAAGTTAATGGATAGTATAACTGAAGAAAATATTGTGAATCTGTGATTTTTCATTTATTGTTTATTTATTTATTCCAACCCACATCATCACCTGATGGTGTGGCAAGGGATAATTTAGTTGATGCAATCATTCATGTTGAATCACGCAACAATCCAAATGCTTGGAACAAACGCGAAGATGCTTGTGGTGTTTTGCAGATTAGACCAATAATGATAAAAGATGTGAATCGTATTTTAAAACACAAACAATACACGTTGAATGACCGATGGAGTAAAACAAAATCCATTGAAATATTTTATATTATACAAGAATATTATTCACCAAATGGAACACCTGAACGCATTGCACGTGTTTGGAATGGTGGACCAAATGGATATAAGAAACCACAAACACTTGCCTATTGGCATAAAGTAAAACAACAATTATGAACAAACAAATTGCAATAGAACTAAAACAAGAATCCGAAATTGTAGCAAAGAAATTTTCAAGCATGAATCGTGAAGGTAATTTTAACGAAGAAACGTTTCAGGTTGATGAAGTAATACCAATGTCAGATCATACTGCTTGTGTTATATTTAAAAAAAACACTGGCAAATTGGCTGCCGCTTATTTTTATTACATAAACAAAGGATATTCAAAAGGATGGAAATATAAATTTCCAACTGATTCACACATCATTGGTATGATGTCTTTTAATTTACTTAAATTGGAAGTTGAACGAAAGAATTATGATAAGAACTTTTAAATTATGAAATACTACATCATCACACTTGGATTTGCATTGATCGTTGCATTATTAATGATTAACGATTTAACACGAATGAAAAATATTGAACCGCCTATCCTAACAAATACCGATACAATATATTTGCAATTGGATAGTTTAGAAAAACAACAAGACACAATCAAATTATTTTATGAAAAAGAAATTTCTAATTATCACATCCTTCCTTCTACTGAACGCATTCGTTTATTCTCAAACCGCATTAATCGATGAAAAGACTGGTGATACTTTGGTTGCTATTACCCTTAATCAAATGGATGATATTTATGTTGAGTTGCTTCAAAAAGATTCTCTTATGGCTCAAGCTAAAATAAACACATTTAAGGAACTTAAATACACCCAGTTAATAGATAGCACACAAAAGAACTTTGAACGCACTCAACACGCTTTAAATAGCCTCAATGAACGTTATGATGTTGTGTTGACCAGCAACCAAAGACAAAAACACAAACTTAAACGCACACGACAATCATTAATCATTGCAATTGGTGTAATTGTTTTGCAAGTAATATTAAAATAAGTGTGTAAACCTCGCCACCTGACCATGCTCTTTGTGGTGCAGAAATCCTTCAATGGCTTTTGGTGAATGCTGGTATCCATTCCGATGATGCCATGAATCTGTTCCACTTGGTGAACGCAATGATTCTATTGTGATACCCTGAAAATCTTTTGATGTCTTATGATGCACGTGATGCGTATAAATATAACGATGCTTTGTGTTTGCCCAATATTCTTTGGCTTCAACTGCCATCAGCAATGGCAAATCATTCATCTTTGCACCATCACCATGCGTTGTGCCTATAACATTTTGACCATACTGAAAATACTTCCGATGTGCAATTGAGCAATCAAAGGTCATATTTTTATTATTCCTGAACCACGTTTGAATTACATCCGCTAAAAAAAACCCACTTTGATAGTCATGGTTTGAAGGATTAAATGTGAAGTGTACATCCGCTAATGGAAGTAACATTTCAAGAACATCCACATACACTTGTTTTGCTTTTAAAAAGTTTGAATAGAACATTCCATCCGTATCTTGTGGTGTTCCTGAAGTTGTTTGTCGTTTTGGTGAATCAATGTGCAATATGTCATTGCCACCAATAAAAAGTATTTGGTCTATGTTATAACCACGTGACTTGTCAATGATACCTTGCACACCTTCCTTAACACGTTGCACTGCAATGTTTGTGTTGTAGTCCTCACCAGTTTCAAATGCTTCACAAAGTTTGCCAATGTGTACATCAGCTGGATCAACAACAAGCAAATGACCATCTTGTATTTTGGTTCGTGTTAATGGTGGATAGATTGGTGCATAATGTTTTAAGTCATTAATCAGTTGTTCACGAATTTTGTCATAATCAACTGCACCCTCAAAGTCAGGGTTCTTGAAAAATAGTGATGTGTCTTTGGTTTTAACCCAACCATGTTTGACATTGTGAGTTGGCACACCAGCCGTTTCACAATATGCATCAATTTTGGATTTTAAATTTAAGAAGTATTTTTTTACACTTAAGTTGGATTTACCAGTTAAGTCACCAATCCTTTTGTAATATTGAAT